TCATTTCCAAAAGCTAGTGATAAAACCAATCCATCATTAGAAGAAGTTGCAAAGAATTCTGTAAATCAAAGAAATAGAATCACGACTGAAGGTTCTGCATCTCCACAAGTTTTTAATATTAACAGTTTCAGATCTGAGATTTTAAATGAAGATGTACTACCATCTCATTCATATCTAGTTACGTTCTCACCCTTCAGGCTTGGCTTTCCAGAAAACGCACCTCTTACTGACTTTGTCACGAACAAAAGAAATACATTGGTCATGAGATGCGAGAGTATTATCCTTCCAACGCCTTCATTGTTAGAGGAAGAAAATATTCGTAGATACGGTTATGGGCCGGTTGAAAAGATTCCATATGGTGTTCAGTTTAGTGATGTTTCCATGACATGGTTAGTCGATGGAAAATCGGAGATCATTGAATTTATGCACCAGTGGTTGAATACTATTGTTATGCACGATGCACCAAATGCCAACATGTCTCAAACAACAGAACTTAGATCGGGGTTGGGCGAATACAATCCGTTTGAAGTCGGTTACAAGGATGGATACGCTAATCCTATCGTAAGAATATATGTGTATAATCGTAATAATGAAACTGTTACAGAATATGAGATGTTCGATGTATTCCCTATGAACATTCAATCAATGAATCTTGGTTGGGCCGATGAAAACCAAATTCAAAAACTTACAGTGAATTTTGCGTATACAAACATGAGAGTAAAAGCTCCAAAGAAGACTACAGCTGCTCAAATGAATTATATGTCAGAAGGCATAGCCAATCCTTACGAGGAAAAAAAGCAACCCAGTGATAAGGGTGGTAGAGCTGCTGCAGATGCTGTTGGGTCGCCGGTTGGTGAGTCAATAAAAACTACTGCAAATGCTTCAACCCCAAATGCAACCGAATCTACTGCACCTGCAGATAAAGTAGGTGTATCAAATACACCGACAACTACAATACGTTATATTTAACACATACATAATAATGAATGGAGTATTATAATGCCTTTACCAAAAATTGATCAGCCACTATTTGATATGATTATTCCTTCCAGTGGAAGGAAGGTTACATTCAGGCCTTTCCTTGTAAGGGAAGAGAAGATCCTATTGATTGCACAACAGAGTGGTAATGATAGTGAAATTATCAGAGCTATTAAACAGATTCTTAATAATTGTTTTATCGAGGATATCGATCTAAATACGTTTGCGATCTTCGATCTTGAGTATGCATTCCTTAAGCTTCGTGCTAAGTCTGTCAACAACGTTGTAAAGTTGGCATATCGCGATACTGAGGACGATGAAGTCTACAACTTTGAACTTGATCTAGATACCATCGAGATTGAGATGCCTAAGACTATCAACTCAAAGATCGAAATCACCAAAGATGTTGGTATGACTATGAAGTATCCATCTGCATCGATTACTGATAGAATGAAAGAGTTCGATAACGAAGTTGATCTAATGACATTCTTTATTGTCAACTGTGTTGATACAATCTATGACGATGAGAACGTATACGTTGCTGATGACTTTACAGAGGAAGAGATCTCGGAATTCCTAGATGGATTAGATGTCAAGACATTTGAATTGATTCGCGAGTTCTTTGAAAGTGTGCCAAGACTATATCACAAGATTGAGTATACAAACAAAGTCGGCAATGAACGTACCATCGAACTGTCGAGTCTCAAAGATTTTTTTATGTGGGGCTGAGTCATAACACCTTAGCAAGATATTATTCAATGATATTTTCTTTGGCTCAGCACCATAAATATTCGATAAGTGAAGTTGAAAATTTGATACCATATGAGAGAGATCTATATGTTGATATGTTATTGGAGTTCTTAGAACAGCAGAAGCAAGAGATAGAGAGTAGAAAAACATAATGATTGGTCAAGTTGCAGCCAAAATAGCGTTTAAAACGGTAGTTTCTGCCGGTGGTGCGCTATATGGCGCGGCTAGTTCTATATCTAAAACCGGCAAAGCATTTGGCATGGCTGGAAAGTCTCTTGGAGGTGCTGCTCAAAATACTTCCGAGCAAACACAATCTTCACCTAATAATGCAATCATCAGAAACACCGGAATGGCCGGCACTGCAGGTAAACAGAAAGTAGCAGGAGGCGGAACTCTTCCTGCTGCTAAAGCAATAGCCAAACCACAGATGTCAACTAAGATGCCTACTGAGGCACTATTAGATACAGCAGTAAAATATCTAGCATCAATCGACAAATCTCTAAAGTCACAGCTTGATTTTGAAAGACGTTCTTATCAAGACGAGGCACAGACTGAAAGAGAGGCCATTATTGAAAATAAACAAACTACTACGTTCAGTGATATTAAAGATAGACTATCCGGCTTCAAATCAGATGTCAAGGATAATATCAATATAGCCGGTACCGTCTTAAAAGTAGCTGCAATCCTAGGTGGCGCGGCCGCGCTTATTGCTAGTTCACTAGATCAAAAAGAACTGACTGCGCTCAAGCAAAATGTCGAACAATTCAAAAAAACATTTGGCTGGTTAGGCGAGCTGTCTAATATGATTCCAGCAGGAGGAATTGCTGGATTCTTGTTCGGTGGTAGGGGTGTCAAAGGCAGATTAAGAGGCGGTGTGATTGGTATCATCACCAGTCTAGTCGCCACACAAATATATAATAATATGACTGGGCAAGATGGAGAGTCTGTTAAAGATGGCAAATCTTCATTTAATGGTGTTACAGCCGGTGTACTTGCTATAGGCGCCGGTTTTGGTATTAGTAATATTGCAAAAAGATTGCCAGCGCTTAGACAGGCTGGAAAAACTGCAGGTCAGTTAGGAAGAGCTACTGGAGCGTCTTCAATCGCTGGTATACAGGCAGCAACAAGAAAAGGTAATAGTTGGTTAGCGACCCGCCGCGGGCGCAAATTCCTTGTCATCATGGCCCGCAAACTCGGCAAAAGTTGGTTCGCTAAACTCGGAAAATATATTGCTCGAATTGTTGCTGGCTTACTAGTTGCAGGAACCGGTGTTGGTGCTATTCCAGGAATAATCGCGATTATTGCAAATCTTGCATTTATCGGTTGGGATATTTACACAATTGCATCTATGATTTGGGATGCATGGAATGATTCAAAAACAGAAGATACCGATGCGCAAGCAGTTGCTGCTAAGCCAGAACAAATTGCAACCAAGGTAGCAGGAACTGCTGCTGGATCTAATGCACAGATAGCACAGGGTTCTAATAAATCTATTCTTGAAACTATTCGTATGAAAGAATCTCGCAACAACTATAGTGCACAGAATCCAGTATCAACAGCATCAGGTGCCTATCAGTTTCTGGATGGTACGTGGCAAGCATTATCAAAAAAATATGGTATTGGTACAGAATACTCTAAAGCCAAATATGCACCACCAGAAATTCAGGATGCAGTAGCCGACAAATATGTTAGCGATATCTTAAAAGAAGCAGGTGGTGATATATCAAAGGTACCGGTCGCCTGGTATACCGGTAATATTCGTGGTAGTAGCGATGCTGCATCTCCTGAACAGGTGGCAGCATACCAAGCCGACTGGTTGAGAGTCTATAACGGCGGAAACCCTGATGTATCTGCCTCTACAAATACACCAGGGGTTGGATCTGAAGGCAGTGGTGGAATACAAGCAATCGCCGGTATACTTGGATCATTAGGGTCATCTATTATCAAACCGGGTGTTGCAAGAAGCTTTGCATCTCCATCATCTAATGTATCAGATCGCATCAGTAACGAATCAATGAAACTTCAGAATGATATCACATTTGGCGTAAAGAAAGAGAAGAGAAAGGATAGTATTTCATCTCCTTCACTTCCTGCCGGTACACCACGCGGCATCAGTCTGCAGAAATCAATTACTAGTATAGATCCAAATTATAAAAACATTGATGTCCTAACCAAGTATATTGCACACTTTAGGTTAGCAGCATGATAGCACCTATAACAATCGGCGATCAGAAGTTTGTCAAGGATACCAGTCGCGGTTGGATCGATGCTAAAACAAAACAGATGGCCGACAAGGGTCTTGTCAATCTATTGGATAGCCTTGCAGTAGAGGAACCACTTGCTGCAAAGTTACGTATTAAGATTGATCGATCTATAGAACCCATTTTCATCGGCAAACAAAAATATGTCTATGACGTTAGTCAGGGGTGGATCGATGATAAGACAAAGATTCGCGCGCCGAAAAGTCTTCAACTTGCTTTAAGCAATTCGGTTCCTGTATTCACAAAAGGTAAAGCTCCAGATCTTTCTGCATCTTTAGGGATAGTTGGCAGTGCAGGATTGCAGCAGACAGGAGGACAAAGACAACCGCGTAAACCTAAAACAGGCGGCGGAACTTTAGTATATACTCGCAATACTCTGAATAAGCCTCTTGTTGCGATGATCAATTCATTAGCATCAATCGACGGGCTTCTAAAGCAGAGACTCGATAATCAGAAGATAATTTCTAAAAATAACATCCTTGCGATTCGTGAATCACAGATTGAAAGTATCGATCAAGTTCCAGATACTGTTGCCAAACCAGATGCTGAAAAGGTAGGTGGTTCTTCTGCAGGATTAGCACTACTGGGCGGTCTAGCACTATTAACACTCGATCCGGTACAGGAAGCAATAAAGGATATTGCTAACGGTGTTGTAGATACTGGTAAGTTTATCACGGGTGTCGTGTCGTCTATCAATAAAGCATTTACATTTCTATTAGGAGCAAAAACGCCCGCTGATATTGGTGATGCAGAATCAGCAGGCGCGCCTGCTGCACGACAAGCGACCCCAGAAAAGCCATCATTCCTTTCTGATGTAGGTTCTGGTGCGGTAACTGGTGCTATGACTGGATCTGTGATTCCTGTAGTAGGTACAATTGTCGGTGGTGCAGTCGGTGGTATAGTCGGTGGAGTGAAGCATTTTATTGGAGGCAGTTCTACTACCGGTGGTAGTAAGTCAGTCAGAGCAGTCGGAACAGGTGGAGCTTCGACTTCTGCATCGGCACCTCATGCTACACCTGCAGGTGGTGCAACAACTCCACAAGCTGCTCCAATTAGTTCAAAACCAACGACCGCATCAAACACCGGTGAAATACCAAAGAACAACATCGTTGAACTAGGAAAGTATCTACAGGGTCAAGGCATCAATGTCAGCGAACAATCACAGTTCGGTGGCATAGGAAAGCATGGCAAAAATTCTCGGCATTATCGTGACATGGCAATCGATCTGAATGTTGGTGGCGGTGGATCAAAAGAAGCAGCTATATTTGATGCTCTCGAGCCGCAACTACGCGCAGCTGGTTATTATACTCTATGGAGAACTAAAGGTCACAAGACACACATGCACGTGTCGGTTGGTGGACCTGAAGGAGCAGGAGGACGTGCGCTAGGTGATTCTAATACATTATTATCAGCTGGAGCAGAAACCGTAAATGGTGGTCTAGGTAAGGTAGCCGAACTATTTGGCATACTAGGATCTGCAATTATCAAGCCGGGTGTTCCTAGAGATAAGGAAGACTATTCTAAGGCTATTGCTGATGCAGCTATTAGTACTAATGCATCTGTAGTGTCATCAAAGACACCTAAAATATCACCAACACCACCTCTACCAACATTTCCGAATATCAATAAGATTGGCAATGGATCTTCGCAGAATCAGACATCATCTTCAGATGCGAACAGTGTCTATTATTATCTAAGACGATTTGGATTTCAAGATCTGAATATACCATCGAAATCACTTGTTATAGTATAAAAAGAGGGGGAACCTCTCGATCCCCCCTCTCCCATCCGATCAATCTTCGGCAGCAAGCTTACTGAAGAACGCTAGATCGTCATCATCCTCGTCGACCACTGCCTTAGCAGCGGGAGCTTCAAACGGAGCTGAAGCTTGGAAGGTTGGGGCTGGAGCCTTATATTCTTCCTCATCTAGAGCAACGCCACGAACCTTTGCCGGAGCGGCATTGAGAACGAGCACATTGTTGAGACGGGTCTTAAGTTCGTCATATGACTTGAAGTGCTTTAGATCCACGAGTTCCTTGAGGGAATGCTCCTGTTTCCAAACTGCTTCAAGCTTATCGTCATCATCGAATAGTGGTGCGGGACTGTCGAATTCTGACTTATCGTAGTTGGGATAACCCTCAACCTTACGAATCTTAAGCTTGAAGTTTGCACCGGTCCAAAGATCGAAGGGATTAGTCGGCTGCTCGTCTGCGAACGATGGGTTCATCAGATCGTTCAACTTATCAAAGATCTTCTTACCGTACTTGTACAGGAAGACCTTACCTTCGTTGGCTGGATTTGCTGGGTCCTTGATGACCATAATATTGCTGTAGTAGGCGAGCCGGCGCTTTTGCTTACGTGCAACTTCCTTATCGGCATCAATACCAGAATTCCAGAGGGTGCTATTCAGTTCACCTACAGGATCGTCCTTACCAAGAGTAGTCAACGACTTCTCAATGTACCATAGGCCAGTTGGTCCCTGGAAACCGTGGTCCCAGATCTTGACGAATGGAAGGTCTTCGCCTTCAGGTGCGGGTAGAAAGCGAATAACTGCATAACCGTTGCCTGCCTTATCGGTAGCACACTTCCAGAGCTTGTCGTCTCCGGTACGGTCGTATGTAGTATTCTGCTTAGCGAGTTCCTTCGTGAGCTTATCGAAGGACGAGGTAGTGGAACGCTTGAGGTCTGCGAATGACATATATTTTCTCCTAGTATGTCGTTATATTACGATGTGTTTTTGTCGTTGTATTACCACTGAATTTCAGAGGCATGCTATTTATACGACATTCCATAGCATTTTAAACTCGGTAACTAAAAAACGATTTAGATGCATCTGGGATGTAGATAGAGTCTAGAGCAGATTGATCTGTATAGACATATCCCATTCTCTTCATAAACATCTGTTGATCTTGTGAATTAAATCGTTCAGCAATAATCACAGGTTTATATTTCGAAATTGTTTCCTTTGCACCTTCCAGTGCATGTTGTTCATAACCCTCTACATCCAATGCAATCAAATCACATTCAATAAGATTGAGTGAGTCGATAGTCATCATAGGAATCTGAAATTGATCAGATGGTGGCTGGAGAATGTTCATACCAATATTGAGTTGGTCTGTTCCAGGTTCATCCTGAGGAACCCGATACAATCCTACAATGCCATGACCACCACCGATTGCTGCATTGAGCTTAATGACATGATCATATGGATTGTTGTTTACCATACATGTAAACGCAACCGGTTCAGGTTCAAATGCATAGACGTGCTTGAAACGCTTTGCATAAAGCCGTGCGTACATACCACAGTTAGTACCGCCGGTAACTACTGTACCATAGCTTTTGACATGTGTAAAATATTTATTGGAGTGATGTGTTTCCCAGTGTTCTGCAACAGCACTAAAACAGTTTTGATCACCTTTGATCCAATACCAATCGGTTTCACCTTCAATATCATATTGGCGAATTTCAATATTATCAAACATTATGCAAATTTGTCCTTCAAGATCTTCCTGCACTTGAACACATCATAGTGAAAGAATGGTTTATACTTCATGCACTTCTTATATATCGTAGGCCATAAGACACTGTCATCAATCTTCTTGTTCCAGTGATTAAAGAAACCAAGCAGATCGTTCAAGATAATTACTGTCTCGATACTAATTTCTCGGCGTAGATATTGCTTTAGAAGGTATGGATGCTGTCCATTATTTACAATAACATTATCGTCGAATTTTGTACACAGTTTATTTAGGTCCTGCTCAAAAATATATGACAATGATTGTTGCCGCTTCAACCAACCTGCATAGACGTTCTCTGAGTCATCATTGAATAGATCACCAACCCACTTAAGATCACCATCAATAAAGTTGGCTACAAGATACTGAAGTGGATCCTTATGCTTGGAGAGCTTGTAGTACTGGTACTTGTCCTTACGTGTCTCGAATGAAGACTGAGTTGCATTGACCTTGCCGTTGTACTTGATATAGTCGTATGATGTGGTAAAGTGACTCTTGACCGCTAGGAAAGTTTTATAGCTCTCAAATGGTGTCATAGTGGCAGATGTGCCCTCTTAGGGAGGAAGTTTAGTTCCTCACACTCGAATTGAAGTTTCGACTTGATCCGTACATTGTTACGGATGATCATGGCTGCTGCCTCGATCTCTACATTATTCGTCTCACAATAGTGGACGACGGCATCTAAATAGTCTAGGTTGTTCTTGGTTACAAGAGTTTCGATGTCCTTGATGAACTTTTCAGTAGTCAAGGCTTTCTCAAAGATAACGTCGTCCACTATAATTCATCCTCTATAAAAAATGTGTGCCCCGATTTGAGTCACACGTGTCATACCCCAGTTTGGGTTTACATAGTTAGCATGATAGAACTTTGCACCTCTTGTCACATCGCGGGTATTTCCCAGATAGACATTCTCGGCAGCGCGCCTCGCGTCTGCGAACATGGTCATATTACGAACGTGCTTCTTGCCCTCACAGACCCAAGAGAACTGGCATACACCATGCCTCTTTTGGTGGACAACAGCACAAGCGGATTTAGGAAATCTTTCATCCTTGACCCGGTTCATAACCACATGTGTTACGGCTACTTTGCCTTTTTGAGATTGATTGCCTGCTTCGAAATATGCATTTTCTGCAAGGCATTGAATCTGTCGTTTATCGTTATTGTTAAGATAGACAGGTTTATTAACGATCACTGTCTTTTCGACTATGTGTACTTCCGGTACTTTAACGATCTTGATGATTGGATCTGCCGGAGGCATTGCTACTGCAACGGCCGCAGATGCTATAGCACCGATAATGAATCCCTGCATCAATTTAAAGTATGGGAAACTTGTACTTCTAATAGTAGTTGTCATTTTTACCTCTTGGGCAAATGACCTTGGCTAATGAAGACGAAATTGCAAGAGCATCACAGCTCTCTATCGTCTACATTGCAATGAGAAGATACAAAGAGAATAACGAAAGTATCTTCCATCCATTTCCCTCTTACTGGAAATGCAAAATCATTAGTGTTTTCGTCGGTGATCCCCGAGTGGGATCGCTTTCTAGCCATCTAAGACTTGAAGTTTTGTAAGAGTCAATGGAGGATATCCTCCGCCATATTTTATTTATACACCAACCGGCATATAATGTACACCACTTATAGCACCCACGGTGCAACTGGTAGCAAATTGGTGGGTTTCTGTTGCTAGGTACCCACCGACCCCCGATTTCTTATGCGGCTAGCGCGTAAGCTCCATATGCGTTGTTATCGTTTGCATCTACGTTTTTCGGCACTTTGCCAGTCAATCAGTCTCGAATTTCCTATTGCGTCCCAGTCGATCCTATGTCACCCCCATCATAGACACACGCCCGTATCGGTCGTTGACTCTATTATGTTTAATGCCCGATCCGTCTATAGAAAACATTGTACTTCTGTTTTCCAAACTTACATCATTAAACTTCGATCTTATCCCGCTAAGGACTTGATCTGTGTGTCTATGGTGGAGGTGGCGGGTACTGCCCCCGCGTCCTCGGAACCTTTCAGTCTTTGTCAACAACTGAT